AGCACGTCACCCAGGCGCAGGTTCTGGCCGACGAGATACAGGCATTCGACCGGGCTTGGCTGGCGGATGACGACGGGTTGAAGAGGTATGACCGGCTCCTCGGTATGCGTGAGCGTGAGGTCAGGTCGGCGTCTTCGCTGGCTACCCGGCTGCGGATCACGCGCCAGGCCACAGCCGATCCGAAGACCGTGGGCCGAGCAAACTCCAACATGGGCCGCTCGAAAAAGCCCTGGGAGTTGACCGTTGAAGCAGACTAGAGGTGCGCGGAACATCGCATGGATTGAATCCATGTGCCGCATCCCCGATGGGAAGCTGGTAGGTCAAAAGGTCAAGTTGACCCCTGCTCAGAAGGGTTGGATCAAGCAGATCTACGACACGCCGACGCGGACCTTCATCCTGAGCATGGCGCGGAAGAATGCCAAGACCGCGACGAGTGCATTCCTGCTCCTGCTGCACCTGTGCGGCCCGGAAGCTCGCCCGAACAGTCAGCTCTACAGCGCGGCGCAGTCGAGGGAGCAGGCGGCAATCCTGTACGGCTACGCATCCAAGGTGGTGCGGATGTCGCCGGATCTGAGCGAGTACGTGTTTCCGAAGGAGTCGGCCAAGACTCTGGTCTGTCCTGAACTCGGCACGGTGTATCGAGCGCTGTCGGCCGATGCATCTACTGCATACGGTCTGAGCCCGGTTTTCTCGGTTCATGACGAGCTCGGCCAGGTCAAGGGGCCGCGGTCACAGTTGTACGAGGCCATCGAGACGGCATCGGCCGCGCATGAGCGACCGCTGTCGATCGTGATCAGCACGCAGGCACCAACAGATTCGGATCTGCTGAGCCTCCTGATTGACGATGCTCTGACGGGAACCGACCCGCGGATCAAGGTTGCCTTGCATACGGCGCCATTGGAACTCGACCCGTTCAGCGACGAGGCGATCAAAGCGGCCAACCCGCACTTTGATGCGTTCATGAATAAGGAAGAGGTCCGGAAGCAGGCGAGCGACGCCAAGCGGCTCCCAAGCATGGAAGCCGGGTATCGAAACCTGATCCTGAATCAGCGGGTAGAGGCGCGCAGCCCGTTCATCAACCGGACCATCTGGCTGGAGAACGGCGCCGAGCCGATCGATCTTGACGGCGAAGAAGTGTGGGGTGGCTTGGATCTATCCAGCGTCTCCGACCTGACCGCGCTTGTCATGGTTGGCAAGGATGGGAGCGTGCAGCCGACCTTCTGGCTGCCTGGTGACGGCATTGAGGAAAAGAGCCGCACTGATCGCGTTCCATACGCACAGTGGGCGAAAGAAGGCTACTTGGCCCTGACTCCTGGCCGCGCAATCGAATATGAATACGTCGCAGAGCATCTCCGCGGCGTGTTCGACCGTTGCAAGGTGCAGGCGATCGCCTTCGATCGCTACAACATGCGGTATCTGAAGCCATGGCTCGAGAAGGCTGGCTTCACAGAGGCCGAGCTTGAAAAGTTCATCGAGTTCGGCCAAGGCTTCGCGTCGATGTCGCCAGCCTTGCGGGAGTTGGAAGAGCGCCTGCTTGGGAAGAAGTTGAAGCACGGCGCCCATCCGGTTCTGACCATGTGCGCTGCAAACGCTGTTGCGGTCGTGGGCCCCACTGCTGGAACTAGGAAGTTCGGCAAGTCAACGGACACGCGGCGAATTGACGGCATGGTCTCTCTCGCGATGGCGATCGGTGTCATGCCGCATGAGGCGGAGCCGGTGAAAAAACTCGTCTTGGCGGTGGCCCGCTGATGGCCTGCGGATGCATCAAGCGCCAGAAATGGCTTGTGGAAAAGCTGTGCAAGAACGGCCTTACGGCTCTCTGTAAGAGAGCGATGGCCAGGCTCGCGCAGATGGAGGCGAAAGAAAATGAACAGAGCGTTTAGTTTGCTGGAGGTCAAGAGCCTGGATGACGACCAGCGCATGATTTCCGGCATGGCGAGCACGCCCGAGGTCGACCGCGTTGGCGACATCGTGGACCCGATGGGCGCAAAGTTCGCGCCGGAGATCGCCTTGCTGTGGCAGCACAAGCACGACAGTCCGGTGGGGATCGCCGAGTTTGGCCGACCCACGAGGAAGGGAATCCCGTTCAAGGCGGTCATTGCCAAGATCGAAGAGGAAGGCCCTCTTAAGCAGCTCGTGGACATGGCCTGGCAGGCTGTCAAGGCCAAGCTCGTCCGCGGTGTCTCCATCGGCTTCCGTCCGATCAAGTACGACATCATGAGTGAAGGTGGATTGAAGTTCACCGAGACCGAGATTTACGAGCTCTCGCTTGTCACGATCCCGGCGAACGCGTCCGCCACCATCACCAACATTAAAGCGTTCGGAATGCCGCATCTGGATTCCGGTGCTATTCGACTCATGGAACGTCCCGCAGTCAAAAAGCTGGATGTCATGAACGGCGCTGTCCCTCTGATAAGCGCCTCTCGTCTTGCCAGTTTGCCCTTGAAAGCGAACCGCTGACGCCAAAACGCAGCGCGGCGACGCGCACCTCACTGAACAAGGCTCCTTCGGGAGCCTTTTTGCTTTTAAGGAGCATTGAAATGGCAAAGACTTTCGCCGAACAGATCGCCGATCTGAAGGCAACCCGTGACACGACCCACGAGACCCTGAAGGCTCTGGCCCAGAAGTCCGTGGACGAGAACCGTTCCATGAACACTGCCGAGTCGGAAGAGTTCGACGCGCACGAATCGACGATCAAGCGGCTCGACGCCGACATCGCCCGTCTTTCGCGGATGGCAGCCCTGGATGTCCAGACCGTCAAGAGCGTGAGCGACGACGAGCAGCGCGGTCAAACCGCCCGCGGCGGCTCGGACCTCCTGCCCCTCAACCTGAAGAAGGTCGAGAAGCTCGAGCCCGGCATCGCCTTCGCGCGCTACGCCATGTGCCTGACCAAGGCCAAGGGCAATCACGCGATGGCCGCGCAGCTCGCCGAGCGTCACTACCCGAACACCGAAGCCGTCGTGAAGACGCTGAAGGCTCAGGCGGAAGGCGCCAACCTGCAGGAGATGCTGCACCTGAAGGCGACCGTCGCCGCCGGTACCAGCCTCGACAGCACCTGGGCGGCGCCGCTGGTGTACGCCAGCACGTTCATGGGCGACTTCATCAGCTACCTGCGTCCGCGCACGCTGATCGGACAGGCTCAGTTCCGTCCCGTCCCGTTCAACGTCCGAATCGGTGGCCAGACCTCTGGCGGCACGGCCGGTTGGGTCGGTCAGGGCAAAGCCAAGCCTGTCACGAAGTTCGACTTCAACGCGACCACGGTGCCTTTCACCAAGGTTGCCGCGATTGCGGTCATCACGCAGGAACTGGCGCGCTTCTCCGACCCCTCGGCCGAAGCCCTGGTGCGCGACTCGCTGGCCGACACCGTGATTGCTCGGATCGACACCGATCTGTTCGATCCGGACCTGGCCGCGGTGGCGAACGTGTCGCCGGCTGGCCTGCTGAACGGCGTTTCGCCTGTCTCGGCGGCCGGCATCGACTACTCGGACCCCGCGTCCGTGCGTTGCGCGATCGCGCTGCTGTGGGCCCCGTGGGACAGCACCTTCCTGGGTGCGCGTCCGGCCTACTACACGACTCCCGCGGTTGCTCGTCAGCTTGCGCTGTCGCGTGAAGCGCTCGGCACTCCGGCATTCCCCGGTATGACGCCCATGGGCGGCACGCTGGATGGCGTTCCGGTGCGCGTGTCGCAGTACCTGGCCAACAACGGTGGTTCGGGTGGTGCTCCCTTCATCCTCGTGGACGAAGCGGAAATCTACCTGGCCGACGACGGCTCGGTGACGCTGGACGCTTCCGACGTGGCTTCGATCGAAATGTCGGATGCCCCGGCCGGCTCCTCGTCGGCGACGGTTGCCGCTTCGAGCGTGAACCTGGTGTCGATGTGGCAAACCAACTCCATCGCGTTCCGCGCTGAGCGGTTCATCTGGTGGGGTGCGCGCCGCTCTGGCGCAGCGCAGTGGATCGACGGTTTCCCGACCGCCTGCTGATGAGGTGAGGGGCCCTTCGGGGCCCCTTTCTTCCAAGGAGAATCAATGGAACGAGTCGATTTCACCTTTAAGAACGGGCATGCCCGCATCATGGCGAAGCGCCAGGCGGAGATCCTCGGGAAGTTGGGGCACGGGACTTACAAGACCCGCGACATGGCCTCGCAACCGATGGCCGCGAAGCCCATGCTGGCTGCGCCGGTTGAAGAGGTCGACGACGGCCTCGACGCTCTGGACAAGGAGCAACTGCACGCCCTCGCGAAAGAGCGCGGCGTCAAGGTTCACCACATGGCCGGCGCCGACAAGGTGCGCGCGGCCCTGCGAGACGAAGACTGATGAAATTCTTTGGCTTCACGATCACGCGCGAGAAAGCATTCAACGCCGTGGGCAACCTCGCGCGTTATGGCTTGCGTACCATCTTGGAGCCATTTAGCGGCGCTTGGCAGCAGAACGTCGAAGAAAAGCGCGGCGACCTGCTGACGTATCCGACCCTGTATGCGTGCATATTCCGCATCTCTTCGGACATCGCTAAACTG